CTGGGTCCTGTGACGGTTGAGAACGTTCGCGAGTACCTAAGGTTGGGCGTCGTGTCCCTTTATTACGAGATCCTGTTACATCTCGATTCGCCACAGAAAGCTATTGCTCTGGTTGATCGGGCATGTGATCAAGCATCTCCTGAAGACGTGTCGGCCGGCATTGCGGAAGCGGCGATGAACAGTTACCGCGTGGCAAATAATATGCACGCGGATTTCTCGTATGTCGACAAGACACTGGCGGAGAAGGTCTACGGGAAGTACCAAGCGAATATAGTTAAGTTCGCCTACTGGTTTCTCGGGTCTAAGTACACGACGAAGTTGAGCCTCGTTCGAGATGTCGTGGTCTTTTCTCAGACGCCTGGCAATTTGCCGGTGGAGGGGCCAACTCCGCCAATCGTGTTCACTAGTAACATGGTTCAGGTGTCGGCGGCAGCCCCAGTTAACCCGAGTCCCGTCCCAGTTCCGGTATCGACACCTCTGGTGCAGACCGTTCCCGTCGCCAGTGAGCCGGTCGCGTCGAAGCCAGCCTATACGGACTTCAGGGACCCCACCCCGCCCACCGCTACCGAAGAACCTTTGGTCAATGCGCCTTTGCCGCGTTCTCGGGGCAAGACTGCGGGGATCTCCCACCGTTCGGGTTCAATTTCAAAGAAGCCTATGACCCCTGATGAGTGGCGTGTCAGCTTCGAGCGACTATGGCGTAAAAAACAACTGCCGACGTTGCCGTAAATCCAGATTTCAGTGTAGAGCTGTCTCAAGAATGACTGCGTCCTCAGAATGGGTTGTGCTTGAACTAACGTCTAAGGCGGAGGGCGAGGATCCCGATATCGTCTTGGCTTCCATTAGGCATCATATCAGAGACGCCGAGGTGTTCGTTCCGGCATCTGTGATTAAGCGGGGCGATGACAAGGTCTACCAGTACCTGGTCGATGGGTACGCCTTCATTCGTCATAAGCACCCTGATACCCATTACTCACGTCTTGAAGACACGAAGTACGTTCAGAGCGCTCTGTATACGTTCACGGGGAAAAAAGAGAAGAAGCTCGCCACGATTTGTTCGGAAGACATTGAAAAGCTGCGGAGTCAGATCAAGGTTGAGGTCGATCAAGGGATCGAGGTCGGCGATACGGTAGCAATCACTTCGGGGGCCTACAAGCACATCTCGGCGGTTGTTCGGGAGGAAATCCCGGAGCAGGACTCCGTGATGGTGCAGATTAAGCTCAGGTCAACGGACCGTTTGGTTACGTTGCCAAGGGGTTTTCTCAAGCTTGAGCAGAAGTCCCCTCTAGTCGTTTATCGTGACCGATTCTCGTCCATTGCGACGTGGACAAAGATGGCTCGAACCATCATCGGCTGGTCAGAGGTTGGGTTCGATAAAGTGATTGACCGCTTTCAGGGTTTTTCTACCTGGGAGAGCTGGTACAGCAAGTATGTGTCGGGCTACTCGTTTCTTCATGGCTACTACACACAACTGGATCTAACGGATGTGCGCCAGCGCGCGTCTGAGCTCGAAACTTTGGATCGCGGGACTCGGTTACGCCGGTTTGTGGACGCGATGAAGAATCCTCTCTCGGACCTCAAGACGGTCGCGAAGAATCAGCAAGAGCTCACTTACCTTGACGACGTCCAAAATCGTGTGTGGGGGGTGTACTCGGATCTCAAGAGACTAGACCAACGTCAGGATCACCCCGTGAATTTAGTTGTCGACGGAACTCAGCTTTTCATTCGTTGTTTGGAAGCCCCTGGCTTGGGGTCTTTGACAGATTCTCAGGGCCGTTCGACTGGCGGAGTCGTTGGGTTTCTGCGCAGTCTAGCTTCATACAAGAAGCGCTTTTCAGACTCGGAGATTTACGTCTGTTGGGATGGGACCTCGCAACGGCGAAAGACCATGTACGAGGGGTACAAGGCGAATCGAACGTCGCGTTCGGGTTCGCTGCCGTTCGGGTGGGAGTGGCTGAAGGAGTTCCTGCCACTATTGGGTGTTCAACAGGCTTTCGCTTCTGATGAAGAGGCCGATGACGTGATCGCTTCGCTCGTGCGTGGCCCGTTGAAGGGCCACCCGAATGTGATCATTTCTTCTGACCGCGACCTGCTTCAACTTGTCACCGACTTTACGCACCAGTTGTGCCCCGCTGTAGGGTCAGGTAAAGAAAAGCTCTATGATGAAGCTTTAGTGGAAGCTGAGTATGGGGTTTCCCCTAGTCATGTTGTGCACGTGCGCGCGCTTAGCGGGGACACCTCGGACAATATTCCAGGTGTGCCAAATTTCGGCTTGAAGACTGCGACCAAGGTACTCAAACTATACGGGACCGTCGATAAGGTGCTGGCTTCCAATCTTGCCGGTCTCGGCAAGGCGCAGGTCACGAACCTTCGTAAATCTGAGAGGCAGATTAGATTGAACTTGGAGCTGCTTAGGCTCTATGACGTCTCCTTTCAGCAGATTAGATCGAATCCGGATCAGATTGAGGCCGAGGCTAGACTCAAGGGATTGGATATCAAGTCCGATCCGATTCTAGCGGCGTTTTTCCCCATCTGAGTCTGTTCGGCGGATCCGTAAGCCGAGCTAGGAGACGATCTAGATGTCCAGTGGTTATGTGATTCCAGTCGATCCGGCGGAGTTGGCCAATCGCTTCGCTGCCCCTGACGCCTTGTTAGATGATGGGGTTCCGGCGGAATCTCTTGACCCTGAACTGGATGCTCTGTTTTCGGCGGACGACTACGAGAGTCGCATCTTGCCGCTTTTGGACCGCATTCCCGAGCGAGAGGCGGACCTGATCTTTCTTTACTATGTGAAGAAAAAGCGTCAGGCGGACATCGCCGAGATCTTCGAGGTCACTCAGGCCGCGATCAGCTACCGCCTAGATCGAGGGATTAAGCGCATCAAGTTTTTGCTCTCGATCCCGCCGGCTACCGAAGAGGACATGCGTCGGGATCTCGCGGAGATCTTCGAACAAATCGACATCGATATCCTGGTTGGGATGTGGCAGACGACGTGTCAGAGTGAGGTGGCTACCAAGCTCAACCTGACCCAAGGTCGGGTGCGCCATCGCTTTTTCAAGGCCGTGGAGGTCCTGAAGGATACGGCTTTGAACGCCAAGAAGTTCGAGCCTTATCAGAAGATTTTCTCGTCGATTGCCTCGAAGAACTTCAACATCCTTCGCGAAGTCAAACTGCCACAGTGGTCGGGCCGCGGCGGCGACGCCTGCTTCTGAGTTGGGTGTAAGTCCCCGAAAAGGCCGCGTGAACTGGGGTCAGTCCCTCGGAAACTCTAGGTTTTCTTTTATGAGATGGGATCAGCGAGGACTACTGCCTTGCCGACCCCATCGCGTCTCCAATTTCAGGATTACCAGTTCCAGGTAACTCTGCCGAGCGGGCCTTGGCGGTGGACTACTCGCGTGGACGTGTCCGGACCTTTGCCCGTGACGCAAATTCGCGATGTCATTACGCCTTACGGGCTGCTGCGCGACATGATTCCCATCCCGGGCGAGGTCGCCCAGGCGATGTCGGACTCGATTACGCAAGTCCAGCAGTCCTACACACCGAGCATCCTACTGAGCCCGACGTCACTGATTTTCACGCTTGATGAAGGGCGCGGCGTGTCTTCTCCGATGGCCGTGCAGGTCACCAACAACGGCGTACTGGGCTCGTTGTTGGGTGTCTCCGTGTCTTCGTCTGCACCTTACGTGTTCCCGGTTCCGGCCAACGTGAATGGTTTGGCTGCAAATGAGTCCGGCTCCTTCAACGTTTCGGCAGACAGCACGAATCTGTTGTCCATTGGTAGTCCGTATGCGGTGGTGTTGACCGTTCAGGGTACCGGAGCGACGAACACCCCGCAGAGTATTCCGGTGACGGTCAATGTCCGTCCCAAGGCAACGATTGCGACATCGGTTGCGACCATGACGTTCAATGTAACGTCGCCATTGTCGGGACCGTTTCCGCCTATCCCATCTCAGCAGCTACAGCTGAGCAACTCTGGAGACCCGGCGTCGGTACTCGGGTACCAGATTCAGAAGCTGGTTGGGGCACCGTGGCTGGCTAGTTTTGCCCCCGTGTTTGGTTCTCTGAATGGTGGTCAGGTTCAGCCGATCACGGTGGTGGTCGCTCCGACAACAGGTATGGGTGTTGGAGTGTACACAGAGACTCTTCGGATCACCGGGTACAGCACGAACATGACGAAGGACGTCGTGGTCACGCTCAACATCACGTGAGGTTGTAGAGATGAGTGATTTTGATCTAGGCGATTTGCAGATGTCGGGCGAGACGGGCTTGGACGCGCTGTTTCAGCGTGAGGCTCATATCATCAGTCCTCAGAAGATGAGCGCTAGCCGCAAGAAGGTGGCGTCGCTTTCGGACATCAACAACTTCGTTCGGTTGTCTTCGGAGACCTTGGTTCACAAGAGCGATCGAGACCTATGGGCACTCAAGAAGGAAGCGGATGGCAGCTATTTCATCGAGCGCCTTTTTGACGACAACGGGGAACCGATCAA